TACGCCGCTGCTCACTCCGTCTTTGTTCGGCTTTCCGAGGATCGGGCGCTCATGGCTTCCGAGTCCTTTATCGGCGAGCTCCTGGGTGAGCTGCGAAACGCTTTCTTTTGTTTTTGCGAGGTATTGCTGAAAGGCTTCATCGTTCTCAAAGCTGCGTGCCTCGAATCCATCCATGATGGTATCCCGGAATGGCTTCGGTATTTGGTCGGTGAATACTTTCTGAAGTTCTTCGCGCCTGGCGGCTGTTACGGCTGATCCCTTGAGCGTCTGGATTTCCTGCTGGAGTCCCTTGGTGGCCTCCTTTATCGAGTTCACGATCAGGGTCTGGATGTCCTCTGCTTTGAGCCCTCCGGTCCCTCCTGTGGGGGCTGGTGGTGCCGGCGGGTCTGCTGGGCTGGGGTCCTGCTTCTTTTCGACGAAGTCATACTTTGCGCGGAGGTTTGCTTCTCTGGTCTTGTTTGCCTTGTCGATTTCGGCGTCTGCCTCTTTTCGCCAGTCTGTTACGAATTTGTTCACGTTGTCGGCGGTGAGTTTACCTACGACCTGGGCGGCTTCTTCTTCCGTCGTTACGGTGAGAGCCAGGGATGCGGCCAGGTGTTTGAGCCCGTCCTTTCGCACGCCCGGGTAGTTCTGTTCCAGTAGTGCTAAGATTACATTGTTCATGTTGGTTACGTTTAATTAAACTTATTGAAACACAAAAATAGCCATATTATTATAATACGGGCTATTTCTATACTTATTCTTTTGACTATCTTTTGACTTTCGTTCTCTCTTTTGGATAGTTGGTGCTCCTTGGTTACCTGTGGAGCTTTCGGGTTTCTTTCGGTCTTGCTCGTTTGTGATATTTATCTATCTTTGAGCCAAATCACCATCACGTGATCTCATCATACATTGCATCTTGGGTTTTTTCATCAGCGGGTCCTTCGGGATCCGCTTTTTTGTTTGTTTTTCGGTAGCCTTTTCATTTTCCTGTCCAAAACAAACGGCTTCGCTGCTGCTGCTCCTGTTGCTGGCGTTAGGTTGAGTATGCTGTTGATGGTCCCCTGGTTGTCCTGCATCCAGTATGGGAGGGCCCTGGCTGCAGCGATGCGGTCGCTGTTGTCCTGTATCCACTTTTTAAAGTTCTCTGGCATGTCGGTGGTTGCCTTCTTTGGCTTCCAGTCTTTAAGTTTGCCCGCGGCGAGCGCCTTCATGCGGTCTTTGAAGTCCGCCTTGCTGATAAATACTGGGATCATGCGGCATCGGCATTGCGGGTGCCAGCCGGTCCAGAGGAATGTTTTCGGGTAGATGCCGACCATCTCGTCGCAGATGTCGTGAAATGGCACCGGCACGCCTTTGACCAGGGTGGTGTGGTTGTTTGATAACTCTATCCGGAAGCCTGTAATTAGCGGGTTGTTTTGGTATGTCTCCCACTCGGCCCGGCGATATGCTGCTGTGACTTCCGTCCGGGCCAGGCGCATGGCGTTCTTGTATGCGCTGCGGTACACTCCGCGGCCCGGTTTGTACTTCTTTGCTGCCTGGGAGAGCTCCAGCTCTCCGGTCTCTTTATTGCGCACGCGTCTGAACAGCTTGTGCGGCTCTCGCAGGTATGGCTGGACGCTCTTTGCGATCTGGTCCGGGTTCTTCCCTTCGAGGATTCCGTTCTGGATGATGGTCTCGATCTCGTTTCGAGCGGTATCTGAAATGTTCCAGACGCGGTCCGATATGGTGAGCCCTCCTCGCTTCTCATTGAAGTAGTTGTGGCCGGAGGCTCCTCTCTTGCGCATGTCCTCCCGGGCTCTCTCGGTGATTCTTTCGATCTCCTCCTCGCTCTTTTTTGTTGTTGCGTTTGTTGTTGCGAATACTGCGGCCAGGGTGTTGTGCACTCCCTTCTCACCTTCGGTCCAGGCCTTGCTGGTTGCGTTGCGCAGGTAAGCGTTAGTCTGCTGGGCCATGGTGTCGAGGAGGCTCTGCAGCTGCTTGGCTGCTGCTGGGTTCCCGTCCCAGGTGAATTCCTGGCCTTCCTCTATTGCTTTGCGTACAGCTTTTATCTCAACGGCGGCCCGGTATGTGTCGCCGTATAGCTTCCGCAGTCGTCTCTCTATGCTGGTGAGCTCTATGAGCAGGCGGTCTCGCTTGGTGTTGTTTTCAGACATTTCCTCCCTCTGTTAATCCTTCTGCCGCGAGGCGCAGGTATTTACTTGTGATCTCTTTTAGCTGGCTTGCGGGGCCGCTGATAACGTCGTATCCCTTGGATTCGACGTACAGGGCATAATGCGCTCCGGCGACAATTACTCCGACGACGTCGTCCGGGTATTGTCTCGCTGCTTCCGCTGCGACCGTTTTGCCGCGTGCCACTCCCTGGGCCGATCCGCTTCCGTCTCCTTTTCCGCTCGCCTGGAAGTATTCGGTGACCAGGACGCCTTGGTTATATATCTGGTATCCGATGGAGCTGCGCAGCTGGTTGGTCTGGTCCTGGTATGTGTCCAGGCTTTTGGCCTGCTCTACTACCTCGAGGCAGGCCATCTCGAAGGCCTCCGTTACTGCTTCGATGATCAGCGGACGGAGGCGTGCTTCGAGGTCCTTGAAGATGGCGTTAATATCAAACTTCCCTTTTATTCCCATTGCGATGGTTCTGGTTAAAGCGTTGGCTCCATGATGTCGCTGTACAGGCTCGGGTTCTCCTCTGCCTCTATCTGTTCGAGCTCGGCTTCGGTGTCGTTCACCCATCCGAGCTGCTGTACTGCTGTCTTGCGGCTGGCGATCGCTTTCTGGCCTGTGGCGCTCATCAAAAGGTTGACCTGGGCCTGCTCGTCGTCGATCATGAACGGTACGATCTCCGGCTCAATGGTGAGGCTTTCGCAGGCTGCGGCAAAGGCTGAATCCTTTGCGTTCATTTTGGCCAGGAAGGCCTGTATTATGGACAGGCGGCGTTGGAGGTAGTCGTCGAATATCTCCATTTTATCCTGGACCTTGAGGTGGGCGTCCATAAATAGCAGCCTCAATGCTACGCCGGAAACGGCGCCTATTCCCTTAACGCTGTCAAAGCTGATGTCGGGTGTCTGGGTGATGGTGTAGATCATGCGCAGGAGGGTATCGATCTCGAGTTTTACTGCCTCCGGGGCCTGTGCCCATGAGAGATACTGCGCTGTTGCTCCTTCGTCTCCCTCGATCACGGCTCCGCTCTCCCCCTTCTTGGCCCATCCGAGGATGGTTCCGGTGGTGAATATCTTCGGGCTGGCGTGGTAATCGTTCGTGTCTGCGAAGTTAGAGAGCAGCTTCTCCAGGCGCTCGATCAGGCCTTGGACGTCCGCCCACTCGATTTCGGGCTGCTGCCCATAAACAATGGGTATCTTCCCGATGAAGTTGTCGCGCGGGTATCCATCGGCTTCCTTCCAGTCCTCTCCTGGCTGGAGCACCCATTTGTATAATTTCTCCGCTGTGTATGTCTCGAAATACTTTGTTTTGCGCCCAGTCCGGTCCTCTGTTTCGTACTCCCTTGAAAAAGCGATCATGTCGTCGGTCTCGTCAAAATATGGGAACAGTCTATCTCCCTTGGCTGGGGAGAGGATGGTAGATCGCAGTTTGTACTTTGATTTGAAGCCATAATTGCTGTGGGGCTTCTCTACTACGTGCCAGAGTTCTGCTGCCTCGGTGGTGGTGAATATCTCCCTGGCGATTTTCCTGTTTAGTGTTCGGCTTTTCGTATCAAAGAGCACCCGCTTAACTGCGTCGAGGACGTCCTCCTCGCTGCTGTTTTCCTCCGGCTCTGCGTTCAGCCTTATGGGGTTCCCGAAGGTGAAAGCGACGGCTCTCTTTACGATCAGTTTCTGAATGGCCAGGGCTACGCGTGCGACCGGCTCTATCTTCATGCTGGTCCGCCCTTCTCCGTCTCCGACGGTTACGGTGAGGGTATTGCCTTCGCTGTCGGTAGCTTCTGCAATGTCTACCTTTACCCATTTATCTGGGCGTGTTGCTCTGTTAAACACTTCGTGCTGTAGTGGGTCGAGCTGCGCCTGGTAGGTTGCCACATCCGGGGTGTCGTTCTTCCGCCCGCTTTTGAGTTGTTTTATCGCGGCGCTGTGGTCCTGGCTGGCGATTAGTTCTTTGATCTCTTTCATTGTGTTGGTGTTTGTTTGGTTGTTGGATGATTAAAAGTAATCTGCCGCCCGTCCTTTGCGCTCGCTTGGTCTGTGCTCTATGGTGCCGGTGAGTGCGTCGGGAGCGTCGTCGTGTTGGTTGGTTCCTACTTTCATATATGTTGTCAGATCGTTGTAAAATCGTGGGTACTTGGTTTTCCATCCCTTGGGAAAATACGTAAGGTTCTGCACGGCGGCCGTGTTGTTGAAGATGCGAGCCTGCTTGTTTGCCTTCTGGTGAAACCACTTGAAGCGGGTTGTATTATTATGCATCAAACGGCACTGCTGTTCCACTGCACGGGCAAATGAACGCCCCCCGTTGTTTGACTCCACGATGGCCAGTTCCACGTCGTGGTTCGTTAACATCTTAGCGGTGGCCGGCTCGGTGTACTCCATCGATTTTGTGGTGTAGAGGATATCGAGGACGAAATTGCCTATCTCTGTTTCTAAATAGGTAATCGAACACAAATAGTCTGCTCCGGTGTCGGCTGTATCGGTGTAGTTCTTTACCCGCTTTTTTCTCGTCTCCGGTATGATCTCGTATTCCTTGAACTCGTTTTCGTACATGAGCCCCTCCATGGGCATGGGGTTCTGCTGGTACTGGGTATTGAAAACCCAGCTATTGTTATCCCGTATTTTATAAAGCTCCTCGAGGGTGTGCTTGAAT